TGCAACTTGGGAAAAATTAGTAAGAGACTCTAGTAAAAATGGTAAATTTAATCCACAAACTTTTTATAACCAATGGAAAACTTTACAACAAAAAAACAAAGATTTGTTAGATGAATTATTTGATGGAGATGAAATAAAATTAATAGATGAATTTGTAAATGAAGTAGAAAAAACATTTAAACCTAAAGATTTAATTAATGCTTCAAACACAGCTTCGGCTATGTCAAGAATTATACAACAAGTAGGAAGAGGATTAATTGGTATTTTTGGATTTAAATTTGCAAATATACAAGGTTTATTAGTTGCAAGAGGTGGTTTTGATAGAGCTAGAGATATTATTTCCCAAAAATCTGCAGCTAAATTAGTTGACAAAGAATTATCTCCTATATTTGGAACTATGGCTAGTCCAAAAGTAAATACCGCAACAACAGTTGGAGCAAATGCTTTAGTAGATAAATATAGAACAAGAAATGCTCCACAATTACCACCAAATTTAGCAAATTTATATTCAAGGTACTAAAATGGCAAAAAAATCGGCAACAGAAGTTAAAATAGATTTTTTAGTTAAAGAAGTTAGGGAACTAAAACAAGAAACTTCTTCATTGAGAGCCGATATTAATAAAGGGAAAGGTGCTGTTTGGTTATTACTTATATTAGCCACAGCAATAACAAGTGGTTATAATTACTTTATTAAATAATTGTTTTGCAAATAGATAAAAAACTTATCTCTGAACGACAAAAAAAAACTTCTATTAAAGGTACAGTTGGCGAATACGAAACAATAGCTAAACTTACTAAAAAAGGCTATTATGTCGCCAAAAGCTGTGATCCAAGTTGTCCGTTTGATATTGTTATCGTTGACAAAAATGGTAATGTAGAACTAATTGATATTAAGACAATTACTTTTCGTAAAAACAAAAAAGGTAAATGTTTAAAAAATAAACCTAAAGGCTCATATAAAATATATAGAGCACCTACAAAAAAACAAAAAAAATTAGGTATAAAATTATTAATGGTTGACTATGAAGATTAATGAGAACACATCGGTGGCTATGCCTGTCAAGAACATGATAGGAATCATAATAGCAATTTCTATGGGCATCTTCGCTTACACCGAAATAACTGCTAGACTTACATCGCTAGAGACATCAAGGGAATTGATGAATGCTGATTTATTAAAAGCTAGTGAACAAACAACAGTTGATAAAGAGCAATTTCTTTTATTAGAGGATTTGTACGAAACAATAGAAAAACATCAAGAACTTTTAGATAAAAATATACATAATACTGTTTTGCTTAATCATTTAGAAACACAATTAGATAAGGCTTTAGTAGATATAGAAAAATTAAAAGATAAGGTTAGAGAAAATGGGAAGAATTACTAAACAAATAGTTGATTATTTAAAACAACAAAAACAAAATAAAGTAATTACTACTTTAATTAAAAACAAAAAAGAAGTTAATATAAATGGTTATGGAACACACAAATACACAATTAAACAAGGTGTTAATAAAGGTAAAGTATTATGACTGAAGTTGTTATTGCTTTATTGTTAATAATAAACGGTGAAATAAAAGAGCATCGTATTCAAAGTTCTATGTCCGATTGTCTGAAAGGTAAAAGGGTGGCTTCCAGAGGTGCTTCTAAATCAATAGAGTATCAATGTATAAAATCTATGGCAGAAACTGAAATATATATGGGCGAAAAAAGTATTAAAGCATTAATATTAGATTGATATGTTTTTAGATAAAGTCATAATAAGTTTTTTAACTTGGTTAGATAATATATGCGAAAAAATAGGTAATTTAGTTATAGAAAAACCAAAGAAAAAAAGAAAAAAAAAAGTATGTAAAAATTGTCATTGTAATTGTCATTGTAAAGATGAATTACATTTACACCATTATGATAGTGATTTATGTATTTGTGATAACTGTAAGCATTAAGGATTTTATGAGGTTTAATTATGGAATATTTACTTGTAAAGCTAGAATGTTTATTAAGAAAATTATATGGTTTTGTTTGGCGACAAAGAGTAAAATTTACTTTGAAACATCTTAAAAAAAGGAGATAGTTATGTGGTTAAGTGCAATCAAACTGGCTGTAAATGCAGGTTCGCATATTTACAAGCAACGACAAAAAACTAAAATGCTTATGGCAGACGCTGAAACTACTCATGCGGAAAAAATGGCAAAAGGTGAGCTTGAATACAAACAAGCTGTTATGCAAAATAATCAGCAAGGCTGGAAAGATGAGTTTGTTTTAATTTTGGTGTCGGCACCTGTAATGTTACTTATTTGGTCTATATTTTCTGACGATCCTGAAATTATGAAAAAAGTAGAAATGTTTTTTGAGTATTTTAATAATATGCCATTCTGGTATCAAGCTCTGTTTATCGGAGTTGTTTCTGCAATCTATGGACTTAAAGGTGCAGATATTATGAAAAAACCAAAATAATATTTTTTTATATGTCAGAAAGTTTAGAGATAATAAACGAATATAAAGATCAGGTAAGAATACTTAAACAAGAAGTAGCGGAACTTCAAGACGCAGGTAAGTCTAAAGACGCTGCTAATAAGCGTTGCTTACAAAAATTAGAACATACTTCTACCGATTTAGAACAAGCCAATAAAAAAATTAAAGAATTAGAAGATAAATTAAAACCAAAAGAAAATAAATGAGTATAGTATTAACGATAGTAATGTGTTCTTCTATGGCGAATCAGTGCCTTGAACCTCATACCTTTGATAAGGTTTATGACGATTTTTATACTTGTATGGTTGATGGATATAAAAAATCTATGGACAAAACAATAGAAATGGGAAGAGAAGAAATTAATCAATATGGTATTTATCTTAAATTTGATTGCCAACAGATACTTTTACCGCCTAAAAAACCTAAAATTAAAGCATGATGTATTTGGTAGTTATTACCGACAAGAATACACAAAAATTAAGAATATTTACAAACCAAATTTTTACTACTTTACAAGAAGCGGAGGATTTTGGTAAAAGAAGCAAACTAAAGAAAAAAGACGGCTGGAAAGCTGTTGAATTTAATTATAAATATTTTGAAAATAATGAACCTGACAGATAATTTTACATTAAAAGAATTAACACAAAGCCAAACGGCTTTACGAAATGATATTGATAATACACCTAACGAACAACAAATAAATAACTTACAAAACCTTTGCGAAAAAATACTTCAACCTTTAAGAAATCATTATAAATTACCAATCAAAGTTACTAGCGGATTTAGAAGCGAACAATTAGCTACTATGATAGGCTCAAAGCCGACAAGTCAGCATTGTCAAGGAGAAGCCGTTGACTTTGAGATACCTGGAGTTGATAATAAAGAAGTTGCGACATACATTAAAGAAAACTATTCTTATGATCAGTTAATTTTAGAATACTATAATGATTCGGATATAAATTCAGGTTGGATTCATGTAAGTACCAAAAACACAACCTTTGAAAATGATGACAGAAGAATGGCATTAATTAAAGATGAAAAAGGTTATAAGGAATGGCAATAAATTATAGAGGCGAAAGTTTTTCAGGTTACAATAAACCTAAAAGAGCTAGAACAAAAACAAAGAAATTTGCTGTTCTTGCAAAGTCAGGAAGCACCGTAAAATTAATTAGATACGGAGATGCAAACATGACTATTAAAAAATCTAATCCAGCAAGACGAAAGAGTTTTAGAGCCAGACATAAATGTAGTACGGCTAATAATAAACTAACCGCAAGATACTGGTCTTGCAAAAAGTGGTAAGAAGTATTTTAAAATTCATAGTGAAAGCTAGAATGCTGTATGCCGATTTAAGAGGTCATCATGGTAAAAAATGGAACTATGAACCTGGAGATTGGTATATGGGTAATAATAAACATAAAAACAAAAGGAAATAACTATGCCATACGGAAAAGGAACTTACGGAAGTAAAAGAGGAAGACCATCAATGAAGAACAAAAAGAAAAAGAAAAAAAACAAGAAGAAAAAATAATTATGAAAAAAGGTTATCATAAACGAAAAGATGGAAAAGTAGTTAAAAAAGGACTTTGGTACTATGTCAATAAAAGAAAAAAGGCAGGTAAAAGTAGGTCTAAAAAAAATAGTACAATAAGTGCTAAAGCCTATAAACGAAATTCTTAATGTTTAGGTGTAGTTCATTAAGTTGAACTGGGGAGATGGTGGGCAAGAAGAACAAAATACAATCAATAATTAATGTCGGCAAATGCAGATATTGTAAAATTAATATTGTTAATACTGATTCTTTTGTTTCTTTTTACCCAAAAGGTCATGCTCAATATGAATGTATGAGAAAAGCTGACGAAGATAAAACTTTTGAAAACGAATCTTCTAAATTTAATTGGTAGGGCGATTATTTATAACCGCCCATTTTTATTTATTTATTTAAATATTTAATTTTTCTATTATATTTTTTAATAAATGTATTAGCTAACTTTAATTTTGTTTGCCATTTATTTAAAAGTTTTTGACATTTATTTATTTTAATTAATCGTTTTTCTTCTTTGGAAAGGATAACAATTTTAGGTTTTAAAATACCATTTAACCAACCTTGATTAACAACATATTTTGCCATTTCCAATTCAAGTTCAGCTTGTTGAATAGAATGTGGGCTAAAACCTTTTTCTTTATTTCTTGCGAAACCATGTCTATATCTATAAACTTTATGTGATATTAAATGAACAATATCTCTCCAACCTTTATTCATGCAAGTTGGATCTCCAGATAAACAAACATAAGTTTTATACCAAACATCTTTAACCGACCTATATTTAATCATATTCATTCTTATATTAGGTGGAGCATATTTAGGTTTGCCAAATTTAAACATAAGTTTTCTTACGGCTTTTTCAGCTTCTATTCTAGTTACATAAGGTATTTTTTGTTCTTCCCAATAACTATTTACCTCATTATATTTTATATGCATCCTAGTTTTGTAAGGCAATATGCCTAATGGGTCTTTATTCATCTTCTTCCCCCTTTTCTTCTTCTTTATTAGTTTTAGAGTTTTCTTCTTCTTCAAACTCTTTTCTTACCTTTGCCAACTCTTTATAGTAGCTTGGGTGTTTCCATTCGTTACACATTTTCCCTCCTTATTTTTTTTATAAACCTATTATATCAAATTAGGTTTTTTAAATTTTTAGAAAAAAAAAGTTTTATTGAAGAATAGACGATTCTATTTTTAGGGTACTCTAGATTTGCTGCGACAATAATTTCCTGATGGGATTTTTAGCTACTCCAAAACTTTCTAGCTTTGATTAAATAATCTGGGTCTAATTCATTTTTCCATTTAAAATTTTCAAAGTCAGGTTGGATATAGTTTTTTATAATATTTACATCATGGCTTACACTTAAAAGGTTTTGTCTTACTTTACATCTTTGTAAAAATTGTGATAGCCTTGATTTAATGCTTTCAGGTTGTAGTTGTTCGCAATTGTCGGCATGAAAGACTTTAAAGGTTTCTTCATTTATATAACAAATATAAATAGGTAGTTCGGTTGCATAATGGTAAAAATCCGTTTGTATTAAGTGATCTGGCATTATCGAATCAGGTAGTTTAGAAGTTGACCATGATCTAGTTCCGTCTTTTTTAATCTTACCTCTTCTTGGAAATTTACATTTATCTTCTATTATAACGCCACCTTTAAAATCTGCGTAACCATGAACAGGAATTTCTATACCATCAAAAACTTTATAAGTTTCTATTTCTGGTTTGCATTTGTCAAAACCTGGAATTGTTTTGTGAGCTTCATGTCCATTAATAATAAATTTTTCGGCAATACTAGATAAATAATTAAATGTATCTATTTCAATTGGGTCTGGAATTAATTTATCTATTCTATCTTGAACTGGTACAAACATTAAACTCCTCCTGTAATAAATTATAATCTTTACCTAAATAAGTACAAATTCTTCTAGCTTTAAATTCGCTAATAGCGTTTGCACCTTTTTCGTATTTCTGTATTTGCTGGAATGTTACCCCTATTTGTCTGGCAACTTGTGTTTGAGTTTTCTTTCTTATAGTTCTTAAATTTTTTAATGCTTTACCTAACTTTGTATTAAAATCTTTTTCGTCAAGTGTTAATTGTTCTTTATCTATTATTATCATGTTTCCTTTCTTTTGAGCGTAGAATCCCCTTATCCCTTGTACAACTTTAGCGGTAGAAAGTAAATTAAGTAATAATACTTTCTTGTTTTTGTTCCAAATCTAAAATCTTTTGTGAAATAATAGGTAATTTATTTTGGTAAGAACGAATCATTTGTTTGTGTTTATTCATTCTTTGTACCCATTTTCCCTGCTTCACTTTCAGATCCCTGATTTGTTTGGGGTCTAGTATCGCCATCTTTTTTATCACTGACTATTTTTATATTAGACCCAAGAAAACGCCTGTCAGTTATTGTTATAGTTGCGTCATCTTGAGGTTTTTCTTGTTCATGAGCTTTCTTTGTTGCTTCTTCTATTGTAGCTCCGACAAAAAATTCTTTAAAATTTACGACTAATTCTTGGAGTGAATTTTTTTCTACTTTAAACATTAAGTTCTATATTCCTCCTGTAACCTTTTATCTTTTTTATATCGTTTCTTGCTTCCAATTTATTGATAATGACTGTTACCGAATTTTTACTTTTATAATTTAACCCATCAGCCATTTCTTGATAAGTTGGATAATATTTGTTCTTTTTGGCATATTTTTTAATAAAATTCAATAGTCTTAACATAACTGGAGTCATTGGTACTTTATTTCCCATTGTTTTCTTTCATTTTAAGGTTTCTATTTAATTCGTTATATCCGCTAATATCATCATAAGTATCTTTTTTATATTTTTGATTCGTTATTGAACGCCATAACTTTACAAAGATCATACAAACTCCAAAGATATTAGGCGGACAAACTACAACTCTACCATTATAAGCCGATAAAATACTTTCCAAAACACCTTTAAAAGAATAGCTTGTAACATCAAAACTTCCGTATTGTTCCTCTTTTTGTTTTAAAAGTTTTTCTAATTCTTTAGTTATTTGGTTTATATCTTTTACATTATTTGCCATAGCCTAATTCCCAATCTAATTTTTCTTCATAGCCATTATAGTAATTTCCATGTTCATCAATACAAGTATGAGCATAAACAATTTTATCTTTATAAAATCCATAATAGCCATCATTTTCTATAAAAGTAAATTTAACTTTATCGTAAAAAACTTCTTCGCAAGTAATCGGTATTAACGAATAAGCAAAAGGAATTTTTACATAACTAACGGAACTTGAACCATTAACTATATATAAAATTAAAAAGAATACTTTCACTTAAAACGACAAAGCATCATCTTTCGGTTGTTGTTCTTGTTGTGGTTTATCTTGCGGATCATTTTGATAACCTGCAATATTGGGCTTTTCGGATTTATCGTTAAGCCAACCTATTAAGTTCTTTTTAGACGAACCAATTTCTGGAGCGTTTATATTTCCAGTAAATTTATTGTCATCTCCTTTAAACAATACTCCTACTTGGGCGAATATTCTTATAAATTTAGTATTGCCGTCTTTTGAAGTACCTTTAGAACCTAATAAAGTTCCTTTTTCGCCATTAGCTAATAAAGTATTTCCTGAAAAATCAATCTTTATAGCTTTTTCGTTACTTGCATCGTATGGGAATAATACCCAGTCTTTAGATTTACCATTTTGCATTTGTTCCTCCGTTGGTTTTTATGCTTTCTTGTTTAGTTTTAAATAGTTCTTCTATTTTTTCGTTTTTAGTTATCCAATTAGAATACAAAGTATTTAGTTTAGTTTCCGTACCTTGTTTTTCTATTTCTTTTTCAATTGAATCTTGGTTGTTTCCTTTTTGTTGTGTTAAAGCATTTGCCAATTCATCAGCAGAAGCAAATTCCGTACCATGTAATCCAAAACTTGCTAAACATCTTCCTAAACTTGAAGTTGCTGCGTTTTCTAAAGCGGAAGTTTTATTAACAAAACTAGAGTCTCTTCTTTCTTCGGCATGACCAACACTATAAGGTGTATCGCCAATATAAAGCGTACTTTTACAAATAACTTTAGTATCGTCTTGAAATATAACTTGTTCGTCAATTTTAGATTCTGGAAAAAATTTTAATAAATGATTATGTCGTCTAGCAACTGTAAGATAATTTTTACCTTTAAAATCTAATTTCTTAACTTCGCTATCTAACTTTTCAATACATTCTTTTCTTCTATCTTTAAAAGAACCCTTACTTTTATCTTCTTCTTTACTTTGTTTGGTTGTCATGTTTCCCTTTCCTTTGTCTTTTTTTGTTTTCATTTATTTGGTCAACTTCTTTTTGTACTTTTGATTCTAAATAACTTTGGTTTTTAGCTTTTGTTCTTTCTTGATTTTGTAATTCTTTTTTTAAATTTAATATTTCTTCATCTCTTTCTCTTATTTTTTGGTCTTGTGTTTTAATAGTTTTTTCTTGGTTTCTTATTTGTGTTTGCATACTTGCTAATTTTTCTATCATGTTTTTTTCCCATTCATAACTTCTTTAATAGTTAATTTGTGGACAATTATATCTTGTAAAGCCTTTCCTATAATTCCGCCAAATATCATTTTCATATTAGGGGGTCGCTTACGCCTTTCCTTTTCATCAAGAACGCAATAGTCATAAAACCATTGGTCTGGACTTTTAGTTAATTGAGAGGGAGAAAGATGATCAGCAGTAAAGCAACCCCCATTCTTTCTATGTTTCCATTGTTTCCCAATCTTTATTAGCATTGATTCGAATCTTTATACAAAAATTGATTAAAAGCAATACAAATAATTTGAAATAAAAAAATAATTAATGTAATTTTAAGAATGATAAAACGATTCGTTTTTAAAGGGAATAATGAACATTTACGGAGATATGAGAACCTGTTGTGATTGCGATAACAAAGCTGATGTTGTTGAAAATAATAAAGACTATTGCGCTGAATGTTGGTGGAAAAAATTTTCAAATACAGGAACTACATTAAACAAATATGAAAAACAAAAAAAAGAACAAGAGGAGCTTGAAAATGAAAAAACAGTCAAAACCGATATTAAACGATTCGAAGAAGTATAAAATAATTTATGCAGATCCAGCTTGGTATTTTAAAAGTTATTCTAAAAAAGGTGAAGACCGTAATGCTACCAAACATTATTCTTGCATGGAATTTGGCGATTTATTGGATCTTAATATCAATGATATTGCTGATGTGGATTGTTGTTTGTTTATGTGGGTTACTGACCCTTTCTTGGAAAAATCTTTTAAGTTACTTAAAAAATGGGGATTCAAATACAAAACAGTAGCCTTTACATGGGCGAAGAAAAATAAAACAAACGATAATTTTTTTATGGGTTTAGGTTATTGGACAAGAAGTAACCCTGAGATGTGTTTGTTAGCTACAAAAGGCAAACCTAAAAGATTTTATAAGAATGTTAAACAATTAATTGTTGATAGCCGTAGAGAACATTCAAGAAAACCTGATATTGTTAGAACTAATATAGTTAATCTTTGCGGAGATTTACCTAGAATTGAACTATTTGCTAGGCAAAAGGTAAAAGGTTGGGATTGTTGGGGTGACGAAGTTTGATTGTTCAATTAGAACCATACGAAATAGAGATGGCTTCGCAAGTAGCCAATAAAAGATACATTGAAAATATTAAAATGAAAAAGAAGTTCGGACATGGTTATAAAGGTTCGGAACAAAAAACATTATCTTTAGGAATTTTAGGGGCTATGGGCGAAGTTGCTTATTGTAAAGCTAAAAATGTTTTTTTTAATGGTAGTTATACCGATACTTATAGCCGATACGATAAAGCTGATGTTGGTAAAGATATAGAAATAAGAACCCAAGAAAGAAAAAATAACAATACTTTAATAATTAGACCTAGCGAAAAAAAAGCTAAATATGTTTTAGTAACTTTTGATGGCAACCATAGTTATACGATTCATGGTTGGTTTCCATTTATAACTAAATTAGAAGATAAATATTTAACCGACTTCGGTTTAGATAGACCTAAATGTTGGAGTATTCCAATTAAAGATTTATATAATATTAATGATATTTAATTAGTTGATAAGTAGAAAATCCATAAAGCGATTTCTACGGCTATGATAGTTTCAAGCATGATTGATTCCCTTTTTTATAATTAAATTTGTAATATCTATAAACAACCCCTCTAGAAGATAAAATATTAAGTAAAGTTAATCTTTTAAGGTTTTCTATATTTTTTTTCTTTTCTATTTTCTTGTTCATTTTCTTTTATAAATTTAATTGCATCTTCCTTATTTACAAAAAATCTTTTAGTAAATACTTCTAAATTTAAATGATTTAATAATTTATTTAAACTAATTTTTTTAATTCGTTTAGTTCCATAAAGAACCCTATAAATATATAAATCTTTTTTTATTGTCATGCTTTCTTAAATACTAAAATGTTTTGATGTACTTTAACTAGCTTTTTATTCTTCATATTAGTATTAGCCCTAACACTAGCCGAACCAATTGCATTTAATAAAATAGCTTCGTTATAGTATTTCATTCCGCATTTAGTAAATGCCCTAATAGTATCTGGAACAAAACCGACATAATTACCTTTTTTATCTCTAAATTCCCCAACGACAAAACAAGCTAAAGCCCCTTGCTTTAATAACTTACAACTTTTGGCAATGATTGATTCGTACACTTCCAAAAAGGCAGGATAATCAAGCGTTGAAATGTCGTCAGGTTGGTCGGAGTATATTTCTAAATTACCATAAGGTGGACAACTAAAAACAAAATCAAATTCTTCTAATTGATTTGCTTCCTTGCCGTCTATCATAGTATCTAAAATCTTATTTGAATCGCCAAATATCCATTTAGGCTGATTATCTTTATCTAAAATCTTTTCCCCTTGAATCTTATTACTTGTTATTTGGCTTTTCCTTACATCAATACCGACATACTTCCAACCTAAATAATGGGCTACAATACCCCTAACACTACCGCCTGAAAAAGGGTCTAATATTTTTCCGCCTTTATCAACGAACCAAGTATATAAAATTTCGCATAAAGCAGGATCAAAAATAGATACTTCGCCTACATCTAAAATTCTTTGTGTAGATTCGGCAGGTTTCTTTCCGCTTCTTTCGGCTTGTCTATGACGACCTGCAAAATGAGCTCCATCTGTTCCCTCTCTACCTACTTCGCTTTCTATTCCTAAATTTTTCCAGTTTTGCCTACGCCTTTGCCAAGTTCCTTGCTTGGTATCGCATATTGAAAAGGGGGGTTCTAAATATTTTTCCCTTAATAAAACTTTTTTTTCTATTGGATTGCCAAATAAGTCTAAATCTAGTATTTCTTCAGTTCCATCTATTATTGCCATGTATTCCCCTTTTTTCGTTATCCTTGTTTTGTTCTTGTTGTTGTTTAATCTTTTTAATTTCTTCCTTGCGAATCCATTCTTTTAAATCCTTTAAAGGAACATAATCTTTAGCTTTTAAAATATAATTCCAATATTCTACGCCCTCTATTTCAGCATTTTTATTGCAAACTTCTTTTAGTTGTTCCCAAAGTTTATTTCTTGCGTTCACTAAAAGCACCTTTCATATTGTTATAGAGTTTATTTGCGGAAATTATTTTTTCTTTAGCTTTATCTTCTATACTTACATTGACTTTAACCCTTTCTAATTCTTTATTGTAAAAGTCTTTTATTTTTCCATAAAGTCCATTTACTTCAAAACTAGAAAAGGTTTTTTTGTGGGTATATAAAGCAACTTTAATGTGTTCTAGTTCTTTTAATGACAATTGCATTAAGAACCCCTTATAGTTTGAACTAAAGCCATGTTTGAACCATTAACGGCATAAATCATTATCTTTGCCCTTTTGTCGTCTTTGATAATTGATTTACCTTTATTGATAGCTTCTTGCTTTGTATCAAATTCAAATCGTTCTTTATTACCTAACGGCTTCCAATTGATACAAGTAAAGTATTCGGCATTATTAACGGCTAGTATTTCCCTTTGATTGTGTTCTATATTTGGCATAATTGATTCCTTTCTAAAGTTAAATTTATATCAAAATCCATGTTATATACAAGCATAATACAAGTAAAAGCCCTAAACCTATATAAAAAAAGGTTCTTCTTTTGGGTTCTTGATAATGCTTTTTTATTGGATATTGGTATATTTTTGGCGAATCGATTCTAGCTTGGGTATCTTTAAAATCCATAAAATCAAAGAATCGTTTATTTGGGTTCTTTTGTTCTAGTAGGTTAGTAATACCTTTATAATCTTTAGCTTTCATAATTCCTTTCTTGGGGGCTTTCGCCCCCTTTGATTAATATTTATAAAGTAAATCCTTTTGGACCTGACAAATAAAGCGGACCTGTCCATTGAACTTTATATTCCCCTAGAATGTTGCCTCTAGGTTTATTTAAAGCAGGTTGACTAAAAGAGGCAGCCATTAACAAATCTCCCTTTTTCCAGTGCTTTCTTCTTATTTCCTTATCTTCTTTAACTATAAAAGAATGAACACTTTGACCGCTTCCGTTAGCTTTTAGAAACTTATAATAGTATTTAGTTTCTACCATTTTAAAGCCATCTTTAAATTCTTGAAGTCTAGCGTCTATTCTTTTATTAACTTCATTTTGATAAGATGGTACTTTTTCAATAGTATCTTTACTTATTGAAGTTATGCTTCTTGAATTAAAACCTGCATAATCTTCAAAAACTTTATTTTTAAAAGTTTCTATTGCTTTAGTCATTTCTTGATCCATAAA